ATATACTTTCGTATCTGGTCCTTGACTTGCAAGGAATTGCTTAACTTCTTGTATGTCGAACTTTTTCATATCAATCACCTTTATAAAAATTGGTATCCCGTGAGAGAATCGAACTCCCGCCAAGAGATTTGGAGTTTCTTGTGCTACCATTACACCAACGAGACACTAAACAACAGAATCGCTTTCTACTCTTTGATTTAAGTGAGAACTCGAAACTCACTAGCTTATGATGCGGGTATTAATCCGCTAGTTGGTTGCTGAAACGATTCTAAAAACAACAGGATGCTTATTTTTCAATTACAAGTTGAATTTTTTTAATTGCTGGACGCATCCTAAAAACTGGTCCTCAGAACAAGAATCGAACTTGTGATAAAGGCTTATCAAGCCTCCGTTATGCCATTTAACTATCCGAGGTATTTATGGAGGGTCTTGAGGGATTCAAACCCCCGACCGCTTGGTTCGTAGCCAAGTGCTCTGTTCACTGAGCTAAAGACCCATAATCTGGTGGTTCAGGTGAGAATCGAACTCACACAAGGCACCGTATGAAGATGCTGCACTGCCACTATGCTACTGAACCAAAATTTGGTGGACCGAGGGGGAATCGAACCCCCAACTGTGACTTGCAAGGCCACTGTGTTCCCAATTATACCATCAGCCCAAATTTGTTGTTGACAATTTATCTCATTATACGCCGTCAACAAAGGCGAGTATTACTGGTCTCGGTGGCAAGAATCGAACTTGCGCCACATGCTCCCAAAGCACGGATGATACCATTTCACCACACCGAGAAAATACAACAGAATAGCTTTTGTCGCTAGACAACCAAAAGTTTAGCTTGAAGTTTGTTGTAACTATCCTAAAACTGGCTCCCCATCGTGGATTCGAACCACGCTTCACGGATTAACAGTCCGCCGCCTTCACCTAGATTGCTCATGGGGAATATATCTTTGCTATGTTCTCTTGCGGAGAACTCTAGTTGCGGTTTGAGAGGCATCCGTAGACCTACTTCGTAGCACTTCCATGGAAGTTTAAGCCGTCCCGCCACAGCATTAAGCGATGCTGTGAATCTTGGCGGTCCCAAGGGGTAACGATCCCCTTCTTTATGCGTGACAGGCATACGTGCGTCCGTGAACACTTTGAGACCAAAATTAGTATAAGCTACTGGGTTCCACGCCAGCCCTTAATTGAGCAGTTACTCTGTCCATCTCATTTATTCGGAGTCTGTGTGCAGTGAGATACTGCCTATCAGAGTCAGCAAGGGTAGTTTCCATCCTCACGCTTACGGTTTTCTGCCACCGGATCTCTATCGCTAATCAAACGCTATTTTAACGAAAATAGTAACGGGATTTGGTGGAGACAGTAAGATTCGAACCTACTCACCCGAAAGAACAGATTTACAGTCTGCCGCAACTCTCCCACTTTGCCGTGTCTCCAAAAACTTTACCATATAGAAACACACTTCGGATACTGTACTAAACAGAAACTATCCATCACAATCGAAACTATTGAAATGTGTTTTTATATGGTAGAGGCACAGAGAATCGAACTCTGATTTACTGGTTAAAAGCCAGCTACTTTCGCCGTTAAGTTATACCTCCATAAACTACCATTTGTTTTGCTGACGCACTGTTTGCTATGCTCAACGGAATTAGCTGCAGCAATTACCGTTTCTATACATAGTTACTCAAGGTTGACGTTTACCTCATGGCTTACATCAGCAAAACAAATGGTACACCTAAGGAGAATCGAACTCCTCTTTCCGCCTTGAAAGGGCAGCGTCCTAACCGATAGACGATAGGTGCAATTAACTACAACAAATTTTTAAAGAACGTTTGATTGATTTCTCAATTCATGTATGAAGTATAACACAACCACATCTTTTGTCAACCAGCACTGTTGTATTTCTACAACATGTTTGGAGTTGGTGACAGGATTTGAACCTGCATATAACAGATTTGCAATCTGCTCCCTAGCCATTCGGGTCACACCAACATAAAATCTGGTACCAGCGTAGGGAATCGAACCCTATCAAGAACGCTAATCTGGCGCTAAAAGGTGTATAAGACCTCTCTGACTACCAAGTCTCGCTGGCATGGAGGTGAGCATCGGTCTCGATCCGAATCCGCTTAACGCAAACGAACTGCTTAGCAGGCAGTCTTAGGTCCCACCTAATTTACTCACCATAACTCTACCTTTGCGCCAACCTTTTGGTATCGCATCGGTTTTTTTAATTTTTACATTTTCAATTTTATTTGTTATCCACATAGAACCGTATTGAGAATTTTTTTCGCCGACATGTTTTCCTAAAGCCGACAATCTCATTTGTTCTTTTGTTTTCTGGCTATGTTTTCTACCTGGCCATATTTTAGATAATCTTTCCACTACATTTTTTTTATATTTTTCATCAGTTTGAAATTTAAGTTTAGTACCTACACTTATTTTATTTTTAATTTCTTTATCATAATTCTTATCTTCTAACATTTTTTTATGCCTAGTTTTAACCATCATAGACATATGTTTTTTTGAATGTGATGGATTATCTTTCCAATTGTTTAAATAATCAAATCCACCAAGTCCACCAATTTTGAGATTATAAGTATTCTCTGTTGTTAAAAAATCTTCATTAACCAATTCAGCTTCTTTTGCATACATTTTTTCAGAATTATCATATACGAATAAGATATCTTTGGTAAAATTTTCAATACCATATTTTTCTTGTGCTCGCATTAAATATTTTCCTGAACCCATGTAATTGTCGTTCAAATTTTTGGTCTTATGTGTTCCAATATAAATTTTGCCATCAATTTGATTTGTTATCTTATAAACAGTAAAAAACATTTTTAATCTCCTTTTACTTTATATATAAGAGTTCGAGTCCCGACAAAGACTCAAGGGCGGAAGACAGAGGAGTCGAACCCCATCCCTTTTTGAGAGAACCTAGTTTTCAAGGCTAGTCGGCGGACCATCCCACCTGCATTATCTTCCATATTCAAACACACTATCTTCACTCACTTACGATTGTCGTAACCAGCGGAAGTTGGTGACCTGCTCATGCGTCACTATAATGTGTTTGAATATGGCACCCGAAATAAGAATCGAACTTATACTAAGAACTTCAAAGGCTCCTGTGCTACCACTACACCATTCGGGAATAAACTACAACAAATTTTTAAAGAACAGTGTGTATTATATGACAGATTCGATGACCTGGCAACCACTGTGTTGTATTGAAACAACAAACAAAAAACCCTAGATTTTTTAGGTCTAGGGTCTTGTGTTTGGAGTCTTTTTTAGAACTTTTTTATCCGTCCCATCCCTCATCTACACAAAACCCGGTTGTAATCGCCCATGAGCTATCGGCGCAATTCATTGTGCGATACTCTAGTTGTAACGTAAAGGGCTTATGGGATATGAGAGACACTTTTTTCTTTCTAAAAATTAAATATGTTTGTATTATATAGTAAACTTTGAGCCTTGGCAAGCAGTTTTTTTAAGATTTTATTTTCCAACGGATTGATTGTTTAACTATTGGTTCTCCTGGGTTAACAAAATCTTCAAATATTTCCCAGAGATGTTCTGAAATTGCAAACTTTGTTAGTAGTCCAGTCTCACGGCCATATGCATCTATTTCCCATGGTTGCACCCAATAGTCCACTTTGTCAGAATTGATCCTTTTACCCCGCCACTTGGTCAGCTGGTCGTTGGTTTCATTTTGAATGTACTGTTTGACATGAACCATTTCATGGGCCAGTGTTTCTAGTATTCTTCTGGACCCAATGCCTGGATGAATCTCTATCAAAAACTGTCTTGGTTTGTTTCTTGTATTGTATTCTTCAACACTTGCAAACCCATATTCTTGTATGGATTCATCAAATTTAATTTCAGTAAAACAGTTGTTTCGTATTCTGGTGTTAGGCACAAGTTCTTTGGCGTAGAATTGGGCAGCTCTTTCTACAAAAGGCTTGAAGTCTTTGTCTGGACAATTCACTACCTTAACACGCATGGGAACTCCTTTGGACAATAGTGTCCCAGGCTTATTTAGAGATTCACATCTTTTCCACTTTCACTCCTGCTTTTTCCAAGAAATGTAAGCCATCTTGGATACGATAACTATTGCGATAATAAACGCTATTGATACCAGATTGGTAAACAAGCTTGGCACAGTCCAAACAAGGTGCATGAGTAACAAAGAGATGAGCCCCAAGGCCAGATTCATTCGATCTTGCCAGCTTAACGATTGCATTAGTTTCCGCATGAAGAACCTCCGGTTTTGTTTTTAGTCTGTAACGGTTTTGCATTTCATTGCCATCTGCATCTAGATATGCGCCTTCGTATGGCCAACCTTCTACAATTTCTTCAGGACTCAACCATCCACCAGCATTGCACCATTCTACATCTTCACAATTATTATCCCAGCCAGAAGGCATACCATTGTATCCAATAGATATAATTCTATCATCTTTCACTATAATTGCGCCAACATGAAGGCGTCTGGCGGAAGACAATTCTGCAAAAGTTTCTGCCACCTTCATATATGCATCACGAAATTTTTGTTTCACATATCACTTTCAATTGGTGCCCGCAGATGGGATCGAACCACCACTCAAGAAATTATGAGTTTCCTGCTTTACCATTAAGCTATACGGGCGTTATTTAACATATTCTAAAGAATCTTTTCTCATCCACTTTAACATGCGGCCTCTAGGAATCGGTATCTGTTCCGCCACAGGCAAAAACAGTACACCATCAATCTCTTTGGGATCCCAATCGGATTGAGTAAAATAGATTTCACTTGGGTTCAAGCGGTTGCGTAATTTGCGAATGGAAGTTTTAACAGTTTTCATAATGACACCATTATACAACAAAAAAAGGGGTCTGTCAAGACCCCTTATGGTTATCTACCTTTTAAGGTACGGTCTGATCTGTGTTTCTTGATAGCCTCTATGGCTTCCAATATACTTGAAAATAGTTTTTTAAACATTAGTCTTCCTTTGTTTGAATGGAAATTTTCTTGATGGCGTCTTGTGCCTTCACCATATTTTCCAACCACACTTTAAGCATACCATTAACCAATTCAGCATTCTTAATTTCAATCGTATCCTTCAGTGTGAAGGTGCGTTCAAATGCACGGTTGGCAATACCTTTGTATAGATAATCCTGGTTGTCATCCTCTTTAGAGGCACCTTTGATGGCCAACTTATTACCTTCCATGGTAATTTCAATATCAGATTTTCCAAATCCAGCAACAGCCATTTCGATAACGAACTTGTTGTCTTTGATTTGTTTGATATTGTATGGGGGATAAGTTGGTACAGATTTCGCAATATCTTTGGTTGCAGCTTGCAACATATCGGTAATCTGGTCTAGACCAATCATGTTTGGGTACAGTTGGTCGAATTTTGGAAACAGTAATCCTGTCATAGTTTTCTCCTTAAAAAGCAAGATTAAAAAATTGCCGCCTCAAAGAGCACGGCACCATTATTATAGTATTATTTATACAGGTTGTCAAGCCGGTTGTGGTTTTTTACCAATATTGTACTTTGGAGTTAATTGCCACTCATTCTTCTCTTTATGAGAAAGAATCTTTACCTGTGAAAGAAAGATGGGTGCAGGTACCTCGGTCTGTTTCTTGTTGACAATTTTTACTAGACCCCAATCTTCCAATAGGTTTGCAATAGCATTCCTACGTGATAGGTCATTTTCGGTAATGTCGGTTGGTTTACCATCTAGGGCAAACAACTCTTTGAAATGTACCACATAGTATTGACCACGTTTGTGGAGTATGTGGCAAGATTGATATAGTGTCTTGTCCTTCTTGGACGCAACACCGATCCGTGTCAATGTCTCACGGACTTTTAAAAAATCATCTTTTTCATCCAATATCACTTCAACTAGGTCTTTAACGTCTATCATTATTCTTCACTCCGCCTGTATCTATTTTTGTTTTTATATCAGCGATTTGTTCATCAGTAAGAATACGAAGGGCTTCTTTAGCCTTGGCGTTTGAATAACCAAAATAGATTTTCACACACTCAATATCCCTATCAGAATCGGCTTTTTGCCACGGAACAAACTTCCGTTTCATGGGCCTGATACTATTTAGAAGATACTGGTATTGCATGTCCTTGTCCAGACCAGGCCACATGTTGATTTC